GAAAACTCATCACCTGTTGCGGCGGCAGCGAGGCATTGAAGCTGAGCATGTTCATCGGTGCTTATGTGCTCAAGATGACCGCGACCTTGAAGCCCTGGCCCTGCGGCACGCCAAAATATTCGGTCTGATTCGCGGCCATGCGCGCGGTGCCGGTGGCGCCGGCGGCGATCGCGGTCGGATTCAACCCAAACTCAATGGCGCAGATGCTGTCGGTATGCAGGCGCACGAACTTGGTCTTGACGTTGAAGGCGTTGCTTTGGGTGTTGCCGGCGGCATTGGCGATGGATTGTTCGGCGAGCGGCGGTTGCTGGGCGATCTGGCCCTGCCGACCGCCGGAGCCGATTTCCATCTCGGCGAATTCGGTGATCGTGAGCCATGCCATTTCAGGTTTGCGATCCCAGCGACTTGATGGCGTTGTTAAAGACCGCGGGCGAAATGCCGTTGGCAATGGCCGCGTTGCGGCAGGCGCGAAAATAGGTCAGCTCGGCGCTGATGATAGCGGCCAGGCTCGCGCCCGGAACCACAGCGGCCTGGCGGGCCGCCTCCGCCATATTGGCCGCAGCATTAAAGGCGGCATTGGGCGAAGTGTGCGCGCTCATCCGACATTGCCGAAGGTTGCCGTCGGCCCGGCGCCCGGTTGCGGGCCCAAGCCGTACATGAAGGGGCCAATCCAGCAGGAAGGAATGAAGGCCTGACCAAGCGGCCCGGTCTGCGCCATGACGACAGTTCCGATGGCGCCGGCAGTGCTCGCGGCAGCATTAACTGCCGTGATGTAAGCGTTGTCGGCGGCCTCGAGCGCCGTGATGTAGGCGGCGAGGTTGGCGGGCGGGATGGCGCCGCTCACCGCCTGGGCGGTGAATGCGGCGGTCTTTGCCGTCTGCCGCACGCCCTCGGCGGCCTGCATGGCGGTGAGAAACGTATATTCCTTCGCGATCGCCATTCTTGCCTCATTGCGGCATCATGCCGAGCGCGCGCTGCCTTGCCGTATCAAAGCATGAATTCATCAGCGTTACATTGGTGATCACCGCGCTGTCGAAGGCGACGGTGAAGCTGCCGGCATCGGCGGTGCCGCCAGCGGGGATATTTTTGTGATCGGCGCGGTCCGGCTTTTTGCTGGCCGCCGGATCGAGCGTCACATTGATCCAGGTATTGATGGCCATCGGCTCACTCCACGTAGTTGACCTGCACAGCAAGATCGCCGCCAGCTGCGAGAGTAGAAGTCGTCTTGAGCAAGATGTCAAAGAACCCCCCGGGATCGGTCGTGAACTGGGTGGCACCGAGGTTCACCAGCACTTGCCACAGCGGCAGATTTTGATGATCCGTGGTGAAGGTGTTGCCGAAGGTGACGTCAAGGTTCTTCTGCGCCGCGGTGACCGCGGTGGCGGCGCCGAACAATTTGTTGTCGACTGGGCCGGTCAATTGCACCACCGGATTGGCGAGCGTGGCGAGCGACTGCTGGGTGCCGTCGGTGGTCGAGTCGGAGAAGGCGACATCGATGTCGACGTTGCCGGTGGCGCCGGCTGCGCCATTGCTGAGCAAGACTTGCTTGACCTTGGCATTGGTCGGAATGCGCACCAGGCGATAGGTCGAGCCGAGCGTGACGCCGGTGGTCGAGCCGATATGACCGTTTACTTCTTTCAGGAAGCCCGGTCCGCCTTCGCCGGTCGTGTTCTCGACGATCGGGAAACTATCGAGATTAACGATCGGGACTGATTTGAGTGCTTCGGTGGCCATCGTTCAAACTCCTAGCCGTTCAAGACGAAACCGGCGGTGGCCCATTGCTGGGGGTTCTGGAAAAATCGCTCAAAAGCTTCCAGGGCCTTCTCGATGTCCACTCGGGTGAAGTTTGAAGCATCATCGAGCCGGACCTCAACCATATTGGCGCTCGCTGCCACGCCAGTGGTGAAGTCGGAATAGAGTTCGCCTTCCTGACCGCGATTGAGAGCGACGAAGTGAGAAGCCATGATTTGCTCCTATGGGGTTACGTCGGCGGCGGCCGAGGTGTCGGCGCAGAGTACCTGCAGCAGTCGGCCAGGCTCAAGTCGTGTGGCGCCGGAGCTCATGCCGGTCCACAACTGATAGGGCAGCGAGGACAGGTCGATGCGGCGTGAAATATTATTCTCTGTGTCTCGCCACACCCCCAAATAAATGCCGCTGCGGACCCAAACAATGTTCTGGCGAACGTTGGAGACTGAGGTGAGACGTTCGGAGTAGACGATATCGAATCCCATAAAGCGGGTGACCTTGCCCTCTTGCAGCACGGGCTTGTCGGAGAATTCAGTCGACACGACCTGCACCTGATTGAGCAAATCGGACTCGCCCTGGCTATTGGTGATCCAGGTCACGGTCTCGGCCTCGAGATCGACTTGCGCTTTGCGGAAAATCCTTTTCGCTTCGATCATCTTGGCCACGGTAACCCCCACGGCAGCGGAGGCACCAAAAGTCGAAGCAATTTGAAACAGGCTGGTGTTGAAAGCTTCACTGGAGAGACCGCCAGCGTCCTGGCCGATCTGAGCAGTGGCAAAGGCAGCGCCGATAAGACGGTCATCCCATTCGCGCGCGACCGCAGCGGCGGCGACATCGGAATATTGAGATTTCGGATCCTGCAGGATCTTGAGCTCGTCGAAAGTGTCTATCAGTTGCACGGCCTCTTTATCCACCGGGAACACCCAGCGACGAGTGAAGTCGACGTCCTGACGATCGAGCGGGGTGAAGCGGCCGGATGGCGCCTTCATCTGCACGGCGCCAATGTATTGAATGGGCGAGGCCTGCTTGCCGACGTGAAAGCCCTCCATGCAGCGCCCGCGCAATTTCGATTGCCTCTGCTGCAGCTTCAAGTGCAGCAGCGTGCTGAATTGCGTGACGAAGAGCTTAAAAAGATTTTCGCTCATGGCGGCATCCCGTTCGCAAGTTGATCCGAAAGGCCTTGCCCGCGGTGCGGGGACCAAGCGTGTCCTTTCGGCCTTACCCTTGCGGGGGCCGCAGCATGTAGGCGTCGTCGGTCTTGCCCTTACGGGGACCGGAACCTCCCGATTGAGCTTACCGCTTACGCGGGCTCAGACGCCGGGCAAAAGGGCAAGGCCGGAAGTGGGAGGAGAACACCGGCCTTGCCACTAGGAAGGCTGTCGAAAACGCGCACACGATAACCAACCGCGGACGGCTTTCAACGCACTAGAGCTCGAACAGCAGGCACTGCAGGTCGGTGATGGTGGCGGTGCCGCCGCCCGTGGCAGCGAGCGCGAGGTCAAACCAGTGGGCGGTGTTGAGCGGCAACCCGGTGGCGCCGCCGATGACGGTGAACCCGGAGACGTCGCGGGCCGAGGTCATGAAATAGCTCTGAGTTGTCGACCACACCGTGCCGACGGGGGCGGCGGCGCCGTTGACAGGAGGGGTGCCACTGCCCTGGTAGCCGGTGATGTTCATGCCGCCGTTGGCGCCCGAGTTGGCACAGGTGCCGCCGACGATGGCGGCGATCCGGCCACTGCGCACCGGCGTGATGGTGAAGGTCGAGCCGATGCCCATCAGTACCGCGGCGGTGCTGGTCGTCCCGGCTGGATCGGCGACGATGGCGCTGATTGCCGCGAACGGTGGCGGCGGCGCAACCGTCGGATCGGTGTCGGTCCATCTGCTGCACCAATCGCCGGGCTGGACGATGGCCCAGTGGCTCACGTTGGGGCCGGTGGTGGGCGGATCGACCCGGCACAGGCCGTCGTTGGGGCTATTGGACTGGAACCAGATGCAGGTGCTGCAGGCGCGGGCCATCAGCGCCTGCGCTTGTTGGAGACGTGGCCGCCATATTTGCGCGCAAGCCGGATGAGCTCGTGGTGCGGAATGACGGTGCCGGGCTGATCGGGCATGAACATTTCGGGGCCGCGCTCACCGACGATGTAGCCGCCCTCGGCCATGCCGGGATGCATTTGCATCATCTCGCGCATCATCTGCATTTCGCGCGCCTCGTGCGCGTCGACACGGCCGCCGCGGGCGCGAGCCTCTGCCGTCGGCGGCATCTGCATTTGCCTGCGTTCC